TCAGCCATTGACAATTCGGACAAGAAGCAGTCCACCAAGGACAACCTGCACTCGACACTGGCGGTCCTGCATGATTTCCGTTCCGGATTGGACTTCAAGGATCTTACCTATACATTCCTTCGTGATTTTGAGCAATACTTGAGAGAAAAGGGCAATGCGGTCAATACGATAGCCAAGCACATGAGACAGCTCCGTACCTTGGTCAATGAGGCAATCAACCAGGGATATATGCACGCGGACGCTTATCCGTTCAGAAAGTACAAAATCAAACAGGAGAAAGGCAGACATGAGTTTCTTACCCCGGACGAGCTGAAGAAGCTGGAAACGGTCGAAGTGGAAGAGAAGTCCATGCGCCATGTGCTCGATGCTTTCCTGTTCTGCTGTTATACCGGATTGCGCTATTCTGACTTCTGCCAGCTCACACCTGAGAATTTCATTAGAGTAAACGGCAAACGGTGGCTGTACTTCAAATCCGTCAAGACAGGGGTGGAAATCCGTCTGCCGTTATATCTGCTGTTTGAAAGCAGGGCATTGGGCATTCTTGACCGTTATCCGGATATCGGAAGTTTTGCCGCTTTGCCTTGTAACTCGGAAGTGAATAAGCAGCTTCGAAAGCTGGCCGGATTGTGTGGTATCAAAAAACGGATAACCTACCATGTGAGCCGTCATACCTGTGCCACCCTGCTGGTTCATCAGGGGGTGGCTATTACCACTGTGCAGAAACTGCTCGGACATACTTCCGTAAAGACCACACAGATTTATTCGGAGGTACTTTCCAGCACCATTGTGCGTGACTTGAAAAATGTTCAAAGGAAAAGGAAAAAAGTAAAGAAGTTTCCCGATAAAGGCTTAAGAACATCTGATTTTATAGACAACCGATAGATTCCATGAATCCTATTTGTTTTCTATTAATATTGTGACTCTTTAATTTCTTCGGATAATCGAAATATTGCTCCTGATTATTTTTTTCAATATGGATTGAATATGGAATAGTTTTCACTATCTTTGCAGTGTAACCAGGAGCTTGATGGCAATAAATATTGTCATCAGGCTCTTTTTTTATTGTCTATCTGTCGAATAATGGAATCCCCCGTCTGGCTTCACAGTCTGACGGGGGGAGGTTAAATCCAATCAATAATAGTTTTGAAAGAATCAGGTCAACAAAGTATTGACAAAGATAGTGAAATATGAATAGTAAGCAATATGGATATGGATTTATTTTGCATATATATAAATTCTCGGCGTTTTTTTCAGGAAAGATAGGGACAGTTGAGAAATAAAGGAAACAGGATGAATAATTTATCATATAATAATTAAACGGTGAATGTAATGGAGATAGATATTGCAAACATTATTAGTGCTGCCGGAACATTGCTGGCAGCTTATTTCGCCTATAATCAGTATACCAAAAACAAGTTGACTGATTTAAAAGTGGAATATTTTAAAAAAGAAGAGAAAAGAAGAAGTTACCACCGCAGCGAGAACTCCGCCAAGGTGTTCGGTGAGTTGTGGCGTGTACTTTATGAAACGAAAGCAGACAGGGTATATATCGTACAACCCCATCCCTTGGGGCATATAGCTTTTCTTTCGGTGCAGTTCGAGGTAAAACGAAAAGGTATAGCCGGAATGCGTGAAAGCATTCAATCACTTCCCATGAGTGAAGTGGCCGTTTTTGCAGAAAATCTCGCAAAGAATCTTTTCATGTTCTATTCAGATATTGATAATCAGGTTAAGGATAAAGTTGCCAAATCTCTATTATCAACAAATGGATGCAACAGCGTCGCTATTAAACGGCTTAATTCATCTCAAGATTGGGTTGGAAATATCTTTTGTGAGTTTACAGATGAAACGGATTTGAATGAAGATGAACTTCATAAAGTCTTGCATGAAGCAGCGGTTAACATACAATATATCCTGCCGGAATTCAAAGAAAATAAAATCGAATAATTATAATAAATGAATAGTATGGCTGACGTAAGAAAACTTGCACCGTTTATTCTGAAATGGGAAGGCGGTTTTGTAAATGACCCTGACGATTTGGGAGGGGCTACCAATATGGGGGTGACTATCGGAACCTATGAGGCATATTGCCGAAAGAAAGGATATTCCAAGCCTACAGTTGAAAGATTGAAAAATCTCACAAAAGAGGAATGGACGGAAATCTTGAAAACCATGTACTGGGACAGATGGAAGGCTGATGAGATAAAATCGCAATCAGTTGCTGATATATTAGTTGATTGGGTCTGGGCATCCGGTGCGCACGGAATTAAGATTCCTCAACGCTTGCTTGGTGTTACGGTGGATGGCATTGTAGGTCCCAAGACCATTGCCGCAGTTAATTCCCGTAATCCGCGTGAACTGTTTGACCAGATCAAGATTGCACGGTTTGATTTTATCGAGGATATATGCCGGAAACGCCCAGCAAACAACAAGTTCAAACGGGGGTGGATGAACCGCATAAATGATATCTCTTATGTTGGTTAGAGTTATGAACTGGGTAAGCCGGCATATATTGCTGGCTCCTTTCATGTGTTTGTTCCTGTTGTTCGGATCATGTGGCAGCTCGCATAAGGCTATCAAATCCAACACAGAAGTAATCAGCAAGGATAGCGCCAGTGAATCTATCAACA